TTCTTCAAGCTTCGCACGATAAAAATCTCGTTCCCTAATAAGTTCATTCGATTCGTTTGAACGAACTGGATCTGGAAGCTGTACTTCAATATCCATTAGAATGTCTCCTTCACTAGTTGGAGTAGTTTCGTTTTACATTTCTCCTTATCATAAGAAAGAAATGCGCCGTATTTGACGATCAATCGTCTATTGTCTGGCCATACTAAATCATCTTTCATACCCTCATCAAAGCGTTTAACATAGTTCAGTAACCCTTGTAGGATTACCATCGTTTCCAAACTAATCCTCTTTGCGAGGAAGTTCTTTAATAATACAGGATGTTGTCCTGTTTGTAAAGAGAAAATATCATCAAAATGTGATATTTGCCCAAATAAAAATGACATATCTGTGATAAAATTATATGTCAGTGATTGTTTATATTTCTTCCAGTTGTTGTAATTAGTTTCGTTAAAGTCACCTAACCAGCCTTTTGGACTTTGCACGAAATTACTTACAAAGTAATCTTGTGTAGACTCATCATATTTTCTTGCAACACGAGCAAAGAAGTTTCTATCTTTCCTTTTTAAGAACGATGCCTTGGTTGCAGAGGTTCGTCCACCATACCTATTGTAATCGTAATCTGTTGTAAAATGTAACTTGAGACCAAGATACATCTGGTAGGCCTCCCACGCTTCCATTGGAAACTCCTTAGATTGGTAGGGTTGCTACTTTTGGCAAGAAGTTCAATTCTCTTGCATCTGCTTCTAATTTTTCTTTGAGGGGTTTTGATATGAGCGGTGCGATAGCATCTGGCTCCATTTGGTTTTTTTCACAATAATCTAGGATTGCATCCATATAACTTACACCACCCTGACTCACGATACCTTCAATAACCATAGCAAATTTCTTTGGTGTCATCACTGATATTTCTTCTAGATTCATAATCTTCCTTTCGTTGCGTGAGGGGGGCAACCGGCACCCCCCACACTTATTAAGCAGAGCACTCAAATGTACGCCGAGTGTTGCAACGCATCCCTCACCGTAGGGACACACGGGCGTATTAAGGCGCCACCCTATGCCTTCTTACTAATGTATTCGTAAAGTTCTGTTGCCTTTTCGATTACTTTAGTAGGATTATACATTTCTGGAGTATACTTGTCAAGAGTTTCCTTGATATCTTTTCCAGATTCTTTTGCTTGATCGATCATCTGATACATAAACTGTTCTTGTAGATTCAATTGTTGATCCATCATTTCTTTCGCCATCTTGAGTGTTTCAAGACGAATTTCAAAGGGGTTCTTGTTTGCCATCACTTTGCTGCCTTGGCGAATAGTTCGCCTGTTGCATTTGCAAGTGAACTGACTTGCTTAACCGTTTCTTTGGTAAACGTGGTTTGTGTTTCAATGAAGTCGAGCATTGGTTGGCTCATTGTCTCATCTTTAACCCAAGTGTTTACCCAAGATTTCTTTGCGTTTTGGATTGTATCAATCCACATGTTAGTCATGTATTCGTTACTTAAATTGAACATTTTTGTTCTCCTGTGTTGTGTGTGTGGTAGGTTATTCTGTTACTAGGAAACCTACCGAAACCCTATCAGATTATGCTGCTAGAGCAAAACCTTGAGGTGCAAAATTATCGTTTGCATTTAGTTTAATCGGCCAATAACGCAGCCATCCGACAGTTCTACTCGCATCTATTCCCATCAGTCGATCCTAGTTCGCCCCCATCAAATATACTCTAGAAAGTATAATTTCATTTTATACTCTACAGAGTATATTTGGTGGAGGCGATGGGTACTGCCCCCATGTCCTGTCTAAGCGTTGAATTGTATCAACAAACTGTACTTTATTTATACCACATGAACTCTTTATTGTCAATAATTAAAGTGGCGTTTCTTGTATTACAGGGCCCAGATTACCACCAGTTGAAACAATGCACCCAACTTCATCATTCATTCTAAACACGAGTGTATAGTTGTATGTTGTTGGATTTGCAAATAAGTACATCTTATGTGGTGCCATTTGGAACTGTTTTACAATCATATTCATAGTAAATGAAAGTCCTTCTGAAGATAGAAATGGAATTTCATTGTGTTCATTTTTCATCTTTTCTTTGAGTTGCATGAAATCATAACAACTCAAATTAAGAATCATCGTTCCTTTTAGATCAGGGCCCTTTGGTGTCTCTTGTGCAATTGCAACATTAAGTGGCAACAACAGACTCAGAGACAGAACCAGTTTGCGTAGCATCTTCCTTCTCCCATTCGGAGACAAACTGTTCTATAGTCTCAACAAGTAGAGGCAGATATTCATGCTTCTCTTTAATAAACTCTTGAACTTGTCCATCTTCTGTTACAACAAGAATAACGATTTGGTTAATCTCAATTCCTGTTCGTTCTTCAAACATCTCTGCATATGCAGAGGCCTGAATGTAGTATGACTCGTTATACTCATCATTCCGTTCAGAACGAGAAGTCTTAAAGTCAATGATGGAAGGTACACCGTTATACTCGGCAATACAGTCAACTCTACCAGCAACCTTGTACTTGTCGCTCCACAATCCACACTCTTGTGCGAAAATATTATTTATATTGCTTTCAAGTACTGGTTTTAGTTGTGAGAACAAACACCAAGGCAGAAACTCACGATTGTCTTGAACCACCTCATTGTTGTTCAGAAAGTCCTCACACATTTGGTGAACTTTCGTACCACGAGTTGCGGCTGTTCGTGCAATGTAGTTTGCAACATCTTCCCCTACACGTTTACGCCACTCTGCAAGTCCTTCACGTTTACGAACATTCAGAACTGTTGTGATAGATGGATAGAGACCATCTGGCGTGACATAGAAACGCTTACGGTTTACGTTCTTGGTTTTTACTTCTGGGATATCTACTGGTTTGTGTTCAAACATAATCTTTTCCTCACATATTTAGCATAGTATATTCAATTTACAAGGTTAAGTCAAGAGATTTATCGACCCTGCCCACGATACTTTTTAAAACTTTTTCTCTTGTGCTTGTTCATGGACGACCTCTTTACCATTGATGGGTTTCCACTACTTGAGGACTTCTTCACATTTGGTTCGTGAATGTAAGTCCCTATTGCCACTTTAGCCATTGCTATCTTCCTGTCCTGTTTTAATTTTACTGATAAGGTATTCTTTCACCATACCAGAACGAACAATGTCGCCAAGGTTAAATTCAATTGTAGAGAAGGAGGGCATACCTCTAAGAATTTTCATAAAGTGTTGTAGTCCAGACTTCTCTGATGATTTCTGCAAATCAGTTTGGAAGAAGTCACCACAGAACATGATTTTTGAATCCTGTCCCACACGAGTGATGATTGTATCCAATTCGTGGAAGTTGAGGTTCTGAGCCTCATCCACAATAATGATTGCATTATCAAGTGTAATACCACGCAAGAATGAAGTTGTAAGGAACATCAATGAACCTTGATTCTTCAGTCTATCATAAAGAATGTTGAACGCCTGTTCATTGGGTTGTTCAAACATGAACTTCACCATGTTCTGATATGGAACTTGGAACAGTGCTGTCTTGTCCTCTTCATCGCCTGGCAAGAATCCAATCTCACGAGTTGGTACTGCACTACGAACAATGTATACACAATCGTATTTTGTTTCGTTTCTCAATACTTCTTGCAAAGCGAGATATAGAGTAATGAATGTCTTACCAGTTCCAGCTGCACCATAAAGAAAAAGGTTCTTTCCATTCTTGTAATCTTGGAAGGCCTTTCTCTGGTTGTCGGTTGCTGGGTTAACTGTAACTAGATTGTCAATTCTAATATCTTTTGCTTTTGCCATTTATTTTATCACCTTATGTTTTTTCAAAACTTCTCTAGTCTTAATTTCTTTACTGGATTTTTTACCATACCTTTCGGCAAATGGAGAGCCAGGATGTGCCTCTGCAATCCTAGACATATTCTCTTTCCATCCAGAATCATTTTTCATACCACCAGTACCACCAACAATAGATGGAGCTCCAGTAATCAGTTGTTTCATATGGGGGTTGTCTTTTACGAATTCATCTCTTTCAGATATTCGCATAGTCATTTCATAAACGTCACCAGTATTGGTATCTTCAAATGTATAGTTTGGCATAGTCAGTCCAGTATGTGTCTCAATTCACTTATCTGTCTTTTGAGTTTGCTATTCTCTTCAGATAATTCCTTT